CATCGCCGTAGATAGCAGCGGCAACGTCTATACCGCTAACTATACCTCAGGCACCGTATCAAAGATAACATCCGCTGGCGTGGTGACGACAACGTGGGCGACGGTAGGGAGCAATCCAATCGGCATCGCCATAGACAGCAGCGGCAACGTCTATACCGCTAACAACGGCTCAAGCACCGTATCAAAGGTGACATCCGCTGGCGTGGTGACGACAACATGGGCGACTGTAGGGAGCAGCCCAGACGGCATCGCCATAGACAGCAGCGGCAACGTCTATACCGCAAACTATAACGTAAGCACGGTGTCAAAGATAACGCCCGCTGGCGTGGTGACGACAACGTGGGCGAACGTAGGGAGTGGCCCATCCAGCATCGCCGTAGATAGCAGCGGCAACGTCTATACCGCTAACTATACCTCAGGCACCGTATCAAAGATAACATCCGCTGGCGTGGTGACGACAACGTGGGCGACGGTAGGGACCAACCCATATGCTGTCGCCATTTTCTAAGGAAATCGCATCATGACGCTTTACGCGGAAGTTCAAGGCACGACACTCATCCAGTACCCCTACGGGCTGGCGCAGCTTCAGGCCGAGAACCCCGAAACCAACTTCAGCGGACTTGACCTGATTGCGATCTTCCCACAGACGCAAACCGCTATCGCCAACGGATACACACTCGCGCCCGTCACTGTCGCCGTGCCTCCTGTCGTCAACCCGCTGACGCAAACTCTCGTTCAGGACGCCTTGCCAACGCTGCTTTCAGGCGCATGGACGCTAGGATGGACGGTTGTGGCGCTGTCGCAAGCGCAGCAAGCCGTAGCGCAGGCGCTTGCGGGGCAGCAAGCATTTAACACGGCGATGGCGGCGGGTGTCGCCGTCACATCAACTTCAACCCCCGCGATCAATGGCACGTACTCCTGCGACGCAACATCGCAGGGACTTATGACAGCGGAGGCGGTTTACATCGCGGAGAGTACGGCGATGGGGTCCGCGACATTTACAAACGGCTCGACAACGAAGCCATGGGCGGACGCCGCCGGCGCGTTGCATACTTTCACGACGACGCAGTTTTTGACTTTTGCAATGGCGACCGCGCGCTACGTTGACGCCGTTACGACAGCAGCCCAGACCGGCGCGCCGCTTCCCTCAAATACGGTGACTATCCCATGAAGAAGCTTCTTCTCGCACTCCTGCTTGCTACCAGCCCCGCAATGGCTGGAAATGTGCCGGCCAAACAGGGCGGTCTGCAAACCAACTCGCCGACCGCACACGCGGTCCCTGTTGGGGAGGGTACAGCCGCGCCGGTCTTTGTTGGGCCGGGGGCCGCCAATTCGATACTCTCCGGTAACGGGGCGTCATCCGATCCGGCTTTCGTCGCGCCGTCAACGTGGCTCGATGCGGTATTTGGCGCGACACAAGGGTCTGTCCTGTACCGAGGCGCGGCTACTTGGTCGGCCCTGGCGCCCGGTACAACCGGCTACGTTCTCCATACGCAGGGCTCAAGCGCTAACCCCACATGGGCCGCTGACGCAACTGGCGGCCTTAGCGGAACCTACGATATAACCAGCGCCACCTACGGATGCACGCCGAGCACGTCCACTGGCAGCACAAGCAATTCAACCTGTTTGCAAAATGCTATCAACGCGGCTTATGCGGCGGGTGGCGGCGTGGTCTGGGTTCCCGCTGGATTCTGGAACCTGGCGTCCCAGATCGACATTAAGCCCAACGTCACTGTGCAGTGCGCGTCGAACGGGGCGGTCTATAATTCATCCCTCATCGCATATGGGTCCGTGTCAGGCGCGATGTTCGCGGTTAATTGGGGTTCCGGGTCACAGACGATTTCCACGGCGGCGTTCCTGCTCGACACAAACGCTGCTATCAAAGGCTGTGGGTTCTGGTATCCGAGCCAATCACCATCGGCGTCCAGCCCCACCGTCTATGGATCGACGCTGCTGGTCTACGGTGTTACGGACAATTCCAGCACCAACAATGACATTTCGGGGAACTTCTTCGCGAACAGCTACGCGGCGATTGATCTTCGTGGTTCAGTTGGCAACATTGGCGTAGCGCGTCAAAATGTCTATAACAACAACGGGAGTTGCATCGCTTATTGTGTGCTGATTAACTACGTAGTCGACTGGGTTTCCATCCACGATAACAAGTGGAATGCTGGCTCGCTAAACAATACCGCGTTGACAACTGGTCTAGTCGCATGGGCGGCAAACAACGGTATCGCCTACTATATTCAACACTCCGACTGGATTCTACTGGCCAACGAGCAGCTATGGGGTTATCAGGACGGAGTCCAGATGGACTTTACAACCGCGTGCTGCGGCTCATTCGTGGATAACGGGCCGGTGACGATTAGTCATTGTCAGTTCGATGCTGTATTTAACGGAGTAATTCTGTCATTCGGGACGGCGCAGGCGGTTTCCATACAGAACTCGACATTTACAGCATTCAATCACGTAACCAGCTCTGCTGGAAATGTCTTTGCAAATGTAAGCGGAAGTACAGTTTCATCGCTACAGTTCATAGGAAACAACGCCTACAATACGACATCCCCCACGGGGATTATGGTTAACGGACTCGGGACAATTACGAACTCTGTTATTAGCGGGAATGTCGCAGCTTCGTCCTCAAGCCCCTCAACATGCTTCTCTATCGCCGCCGGAACCTACGGCCAGATTGTCAACAATATTTGCTCGGGCTGGACTACGGCCGTGAGCGCATCCGGCGTGACGAACTTGGTTAATGCCAATAATCAACTCTAGGGACCGCACATGAGCACGCCCGCAACGAACCCCCTGACCTACAACAGCTATGTCACCGCTGTAGGCACAATGGCGGTCATCGCCAGCCCCGCGACCGATCCGAACCTGACGGCGCTCATGCCGCAGATGCTCAATTATGCCGAGTTGCGCATTCAGCGCGACCTCGACCTATTACCGCTACAAACCGATAACTCCACCTACTCGCTTACCGCCGGCAATAACGTCCTGTCGCTATCGGTTAACGATTTCGTGACCGTACAGAACATCGCTGTGCTCAGCGGCACGCAACGCATGACGCTAACCCCGGTCACCAAGGAATTTCTCCAAGCCGTTTATAGCGACACGTCGTTCACCGCGCCGCCTCAGTATTTCGCGCCCTACGGCGGCGACGCGGCGACTGGTGGCGACACGTCGCTCAACTTCCTTGTTGCCCCCGCGCCAGATCAGAGTTACCAGTTGCTGATCACAGGCACGACGCGCGCGCCGAGCTTGTTCAAATACGCGAACACGATCCTAGCGCCTACAGCCACCACGTTTATCAGCGCTTTCCTGCCTGACTTGCTGCTCATGGCGTCGATGGTGTTCATTTCAGCTTACCAACGTAACTTCTCGGCCAGCGCGGACGACCCAAACATGGCCATAAACTATGAGAAAACCTACCAAACTCTTTTGAAAGGCGCCATGGGTGAAGAGCTGCGGAAACGGTTTAGGGCGTCAGCTTGGTCGTCCGAAGCGCCGTCCCCCGCTGCTACGTCGGTGAGGGCGTAATGGCGCACTCCACGCTGAAGCTCCGCGCGGGCGTCGACACAAACGAGACGCCTGTCCTTAACGAGGCCGGGATATCGGCGTGCCAACTCATTCGGTACCGTTCGAGCCGCCTTGGGCTGGGCCTCGTAGAAAAGCTCGGGGGCTGGTCAAAGTTCTTCCCCACGCAACTGCCCTCGGTCATCCGTTCGCTGCATGCGTGGGAAGACCTCGACGGCGACGCATGGGTGGCCGCTGGCATGGAGACCGACATTACAGGCTCCGGCTATCTCGGCGTCATGGTCGGAACTCAGGGCTCCAACGGCATTACGACTGGCTCCGGCCTCAACCTGATCACGCCCAGTTTCAACGTCACGAACCCGGCCCCCGGTGTCGCTACAACTGCCGGCAGCCCCATCGTCACGGTGACCGACAGCGGGCTCACTGCCATAAGCACTTTTGATTCAGTTTACTTTGTCGCGCCGGTGTCGGTCGGTGGCGTGGTCCTCTTTGGCCTCTACCCGGTTTATGCTGTGCTCACGTCGACCAGCTATCAAGTCGTCGCAACAAATGTGCTCCAGCAGCCGCTGCCCGCTACTTCCAATGACAGCCCCGGAACGCTCCCTGCGTTCACGACCGTAGCCAATAGCCCGACTATCGCGGTCCTGTTCGCCAACCACGGTGAAAGCGTCGGCAGCACTTTCACGATTCTACTACCCCAGAACGTCGGTGGCATCGTTCTTTACGGTGATTACGTCGTCACATCTATCATCGACGCCAATAATTTCACGTTCCTGGCCGCCAATAGCGCGGTATCCAGCGCCACCGTGACGATGAATGGCGACTTGATGAACTTGATCTATAACCTCGGCGGCGCAGTGGGCTACGCCCCCGGCGGCTACGGCGAAGGCGGCTACGGCGAAGGCGGCTATGGTGTCGGCGGCGGCGCTCCGGTCATCGGCGGCACGACGTGCAACGCGTCGGACTGGTCCCTCGGCAATTGGGGGGCCACGCTCTTGGCGTGCCCCGAGAGTGCGGTCGTCGAGGGCGTCAATATGTCGGGCATTTATGAGTGGCAGCCCGACACCAGCTCAAATATTGCAGCGATTATTCCGCAAGCGCCTCCTGTTAACGACGGGTTTTTCGTTGCGATGCCGCAGCGCCAGATTGTTGCATGGGGGTCGACCTTCACGGGCATCCAAGACAGGCTGCTGGTGCGGTGGTGTGATATCGAGAATTACAACGTGTGGGTCGCTACGGTCACCAATCAGGCTGGTTCATATCGCATCCCTACCGGTTCGCGCATCGTTGGCGGTATCCAGGGGCCGCAGCAAGGACTGCTCTGGACCGATATCGGCATTTGGTCAATGCAGTATATCGGCCAGCCCTACGTCTACAGCTTCAACGAAATTGGCACGGGCTGCGGCCTGATCGCTCGCAAGGCGGCCGCGTCCCTGAATGGCGTTGTCTTCTGGATGGGGCCTGACCAGTTTTACCGGCTCGACGCGAACGGCGTCAACCCGATCAACTGCCCGGTGTGGGACGTTGTGTTTCAGAACCTTAACCTCGTTCATCTCGACAGCATCCGCGTTGCGGTCAATTCGCTGTTTAACGAGATTTCGTGGTTTTACCCGTCAACAAGCAGTTCCGGCTACAACGATTCATACGTGAAATACAATGTCGTCCTTGACGCGTGGGACTTCGGTCTTCTTGATCGCTCCGCGTGGTTCAATCAAAGCGTGGTCGGGCCGCCGCTGGGCGCGGCCGCCAGCACGCTCTATCTTTACCAACACGAAATTTCGCCTGATGCTGACGGGCAGGCGCTTGTCTCAAATTTCACGACTGGCTTTTTCTCGCTCTCAGACGCGGACGTGAAAATCTTCATCGATGAAGTCTGGCCCGATATGAAATGGGGAACCTATTCCGGCCCGCAGAACGCAACGGTCAATTTGACTTTTGGCGTGTCTGACTTCCCGGGGCAGGCGCCAACCAACATTGGGCCGTTCCCTTTCACGGGCGCCAGCACGTACATATCGCCGCGATTGCGCGGGCGGCTGTTGCAGCTTACAATAGGAAGCTCTGACATCGGTTCATTCTGGCGCCTGGGCGGCATGCGCTACCGAGGCGCTCCTGACGGACGATACTGATGACCGCAAGTTTGACTGACATCCTGACGGCAACGAAGAATATCGTGACGGCGCTCAACGGGGCGGCGCAGCAAACGCTGCTGATCGCGGGCAATCAGGTTGCTACCGGCGTCACCGCGGCGACCCTCGTAGCGACCGGGCAGGGGCGCGTGGCGACGGTTAGCGTAATTGTGGCCGGCGTGGCGGGAAATCTATATGATGCCTCGCTTGCCACGGCCACGACGAACCCGCTGGCTGTCATGCCGGCGACCGTTGGCGTCTTTGTCGTCAATTTGCCGTTCAATAACGGGCTTGTGATCGCGCCGGGCGCAGGCCAGACCGTTACCGTCAGCTTCTCGGGTTAAGGATCGAGCAATGCCACTGGCCAAGGGCAAAAGCAAAGCGATAATTAGCGAGAACATCTCCGAGATGGTTCGCGCGGGACACCCGCAAGACCAGGCGATCGCCGCCGCGCTCAACACCGCTCGAAAGACACGCGCCCCCGGCGGCGGCTTCCCTAACCCTCCCGGCCAGCAGATCGAGGGCATCACACCACCGAGCGGTAAGCTTGGCGGGAGTAGCGAAAAGATACACACTGGGCCGATTCACAGTGCAGTCGCTGGACGAACTGACCATTTGCCGGTCCACGTGCCGTCAGGCAGCTATGTCATACCTGCGGACGTAATTTCCGGGATGGGCGAGGGCAACACAAATGCGGGCTTTAAGGTCATGCGCCGTGTCTTTGGCGGCGTTCCGTACGGCGCCGGGAAAGCTCCCTACGGCCATAAAGGCGGCCCCTATGGCGGCGACTCCGCGCCTTATAACCAAGCAGGCGGCCCTTACGGCGAACCATTACCGGGCCATGCGCATGGCGGCAGCACCGGAAATGACGTAAAGGTCGTGGTCGCGGGTGGCGAATACACGCTCACCCCAGAAGAAGTCATAAAAGCTGGCGACGGCGACATGGAACGCGGCCACCGAGTTCTCGACGACTTCGTGAAACAGATGCGCGCCAAGACAATCAAGACAATGCAGAATTTGCCGGGGCCGAAGCGGGGGTCTGAATGACTGAAATTAAGGTTCGCTACGGCACGCCAGACGACGTCCATAAGTTCATGGACCTTAGTTTCCTCTGCATTGAGGAAAATGGTCTTCTTGCGCCAAGCACGCGTAAGCTCTTGGGCGAGGTGTGGGGCAGCCTCAACCTCAACCACGGCTTGATTGGCGTGATCGAGGGTGAAAACGGGATGCTTGAGGCCGGGATTCTCCTGCGTATCGATACCATGCCGTATAGCGACGAGAACATCCTGGCCGAGCGTGCGATTTTCGTCCATCCTGATTTTCGGTCAGCTAAAGGCGGCCGCGCCAGTCGCCTCTGCGAATTTGCCAAGAAGGCGGCGGACACTCTAGAAATGCCGCTGCTGATCGGGATTTTGAGCAGCAACCGGGCTGCGGGAAAAGTTAGGCTCTACGAGCGCCACTTTGGGCCGCCGAGCGGCGGATACTGGCTTTATCGCGGCAAAACTGGTATGAAACAAGACGCGGCGGAATAATGGAAGCAGGCTGGTTATAAACCGGCCCGCCATCGGGAGGCTATCATCGGCGGCAAAACGTCTACCTCAACGCAAGGCGTAACCATACCGCCCTCAGTACTGGCGCAATATAACGCGGTCAACGCGAATGCGCAGCAAGTCGCGCAGACGCCGTTTCAGCAATACTCGACGGACCCGAATGCTTTCGTTGCGCCGCTCAACGCAACCGAAAACGCCGCGACCGCTGGAACAAACCAGTACGCCAATGCGGCGCAGCCCGCTATCGGTGCGGGCGAGGCGCTAACCGCGGCTGGCGCTGGCCCGGTTGACCCATCACAGTTGAACAGTTCGGCCATCAACCAGTACATGAACCCGTACACGCAGGACGTGACGGCGCAGGAGTCGGCGCTCCTGAACCAGCAGAACCAGACGGCGCAGTCCGGTCAGCTTGGCACCGCGATCAGCAGCGGCGCTTTCGGCGGCGACCGCTCGGGCGTGGCCGCGGCGAACCTTGCCGGCCAACAGTCGCTTGCCTACGGCAACGCTATGGCCCCCATTCTGCAGCAGGGCTACAACACCGCGCTATCAACCGCCCAACAGCAACAGGGTGTCACTCTGGCGGCGCAGCAAGCCGACGCGGCGCGTCTATCGGCGGCTGGCCAGCAGATCGCCAACATCGGCACGCAGGGCCAAACCGCTGGCCTCGCCGGGGCGCAGGCGCAAATGGCGGCCGGGCAAGTCGGGCAGCAGACGACGCAAGCCGGGGATACCGCGCTCTACAACCAATTCCTGCAACAACAGAGCTACCCATTCCAGACGGCGCAGTTTATGGCAAACATTGCCGAGGGCACGGGCGCGCTATCCGGCCAGACGACCACGACCACGCAGCCGTCGAGCTTCTTTTCAGACCGCCGGCTCAAGGAAAACATCAAGAAAATCGGCACGGCCAAAAACGGCCTGCCAATCTACAGCTTCAACTATAAGGAAGACCCTGAGAAGATCAGCCGCCTCGGCTTCATGGCTGATGAGGTCGAGAAGAAGCACCCCGAGGCGGTCGGGCTGGCGGGCGGCTTCAAGACGGTCGACTACGAGAAGGCAGCGCGACCCAAGCGGTACGCTGGCGGCTTGCTCGCGGATTCGACGGGCGGTCTGGTGACCGATCATTCACGAGGCGGCTTTGATCAAGGCGGTTCGCCCGGCGACTGGACCGCTATCTTGCAACAGCATGAAGGCATGTACGGCCCGCAGGCCGGGGGCCTTTACGGCGGAAGCGCGCAGGCGACACCGGGCAAGCCGAGTTATGTCCCCAGCAGTTCGGTGCCGCAGCACCAGCCACTGCGTCCTGGAAACATTCCGGCGCTCCCGCAAAGCGGCCTCAAGCAGGCCATTGGCGACGCCACCCAAGCGGAAAACCTCTACAAAATGGGGACAGACCCCAAAGGTCTGGGTGCGGCTGTTTATAATAAAGTAGCCGGAACTCCCGCAGCCCCGCTAGATTTGCATCCCACGCCGGCCGCGCCGCCTCCGGCCAACCCGGTCATACCGGACCCGAACGCGACCGATTCAAGCACACCCGCTCCGGGTAACGCCCGCGGCGGTTTTTTGCGCGCGCGCGGCGGCCTCGCCGATGGCGGCGATCCCGAGGGCCTCTATCAAACTCCGGGCGCTGGTCTCAGCATCCCCAACGAGAACCAGACGGCGCAGAACCTCAGTGAGCAGAAGGCCGAGGCGCCCCAGTCGTCAGGCTCTTCAAGTGGTGACGGACTTGGCGACGCGCTGAAGCTGGCCGGGCTCGTACTGCCGTTCTTTAAGTTTGCGGACGGCGGTCTGGTGCGCCGCCGTCGCGAAGATGGCGGCCCGGTTGCCGAAGATTTGGAATTTGCTCGTGGCGGCCTTGCCGATGGCGGTGACCCAGATGTGGTGGCCGACCCGACCGGCGGCGCAACGCTTGACGCTGCGGGCGGGGTGGGTTCGTCTGGCTTGGCGCCGTCAAAGATCGGCCTGGAGAAGTTGCGCGCCGCGCTGGAATCGCAGCCGATTGACAATCCGCAGCCGCCCCGTCGCCCCGAGGGTCTGGGGTTGGCCGCTGCTACTCCTGCCGAAGATACCCATGAGCAGGTCGGGAATCCGGCGGCACCGGCCCCGGCTGAGCAGGCTATCGCGCAAGCGGCGCCTTCGGCTGCGCCAGTGGCCGGCTTCGGTAACGCGCTCGGGTTCACGTTCCAGCATGAAGGTGGTCTAAACCCATCCGATTCCAATGGTTCGCCGTCAAACTTCGGCATTAACCAGGCCGCGCACCCGGGGGTTGACGTTACAAAGCTCAGCAAGGATCAAGCGGCCAGTATTTATAAAAATGAATACTGGAACGCAATCGGGGGCGATAAGCTACCCCCGGCGCTCCAGACCATGGCATTTGACACCGCTGTTATGTCAGGCCCTGGCAAAGCCAAGGAACTGATTGCTGCATCTGGCGGCGACCCCGATAAATTCATGCAACTTCGGCAGGACTTCCAGGACCACTTGTTGGCGTCCAACCCAGATAAGTACGGAAAGTATGCCCCCGCTTGGACACAGCGGAATCAAGACCTCAGCGGCGGCGGCGGCGGCGGCGGTGATAGTGCCGGAGCAGGACTCGCGGGCGGCATTCAGCGTTTTGCACAGAACGCCGGGCAAACAATATCTGACGCGGGCAGTGGCCTCGGGAAATCGGTCACACAAGGCGGTCAGAAAGCGGGCGACTGGTACGGCCAGAATCAAAACTGGCTCGGTCCTTTGCTGCAAGGCCTAGGCACTATGGCGTCGTCAAACAGCCGCTACCTCGGCTCGGCCGTGCTTCAAGGGCTGGGCGGCGGTGCGGAATCCTACGCCAAGCAACAGGCTAACCAAGCAAACATCGGGCAGACGCAGGCATCTACTGGACTTACGAATACCGAAACCGCGCAACGCAATCTTGAGCTTTCGCAGAAGGGATTTTTCAGCGCGGGTGGCCAGGATTGGGTTACGACGCAAGACGGCCAGAAAATGCTACTCGGTGCTTGGCTTTCGACGCCTGCTGGGCAACGTCCGCATCTCATCGGCGAGGCCGCGCTGTCCAAATCAGTTGGCAATCTTACGCAACCTGGCGCGCCTCCCGGCGTTCCGGCGGGTGTGCCGATACCTGGGGCACAAGCTCCAGGGGCTTCCAGTCTTCCAGGGCCGTCGCAGCCTCTCGCTGGTGCTCTTCGCACCGATCCGGTTACCGGCGCTCCAATTGCTACAACTACAGCGGCGTCGACGATTTCCGCACAGCCGACTTATGCGCATCTTGGGAGCGCTGGGCAGTCACAGCTTGATAGTGATTTCCACACGCTTCAGATGAACCCGGGGGTAGCCGCGCGCAACGTTCCTATTTCGCAAGCTGTCGAAGCGCAAACAGCCGATAACTACAATAAAGCGGTCAGCACAGGGCAGCAGCTGAACCAGTTGACTACGCAATTGCAGAACCTACCTGAAAATAGTGTCCTGTCAGGCGGCCCCCTGCAAGCTTACACATCCTTTTGGCTTAACCGCGCAAACGCTGCCCTCCACGCGGCAGGGGTTGGCGACGCTGTGTCGCAGGAAGACTTAGACTCCGGGGCTGCTGCAAATAAGCTCACAAAAGGCTTCGAGTTTGCCCGCACCCACAACGCCAGCCAGAACTCGTTGGGCGCTCTTGGGGAAGTGAGCCAAGCCGTTCCGTCTACGAGTTTGACGAAAGGCGCGGCTTCTAAGGTGCTGGCCGGCGAATACGTGAATAAGCAGCAAGATATTGACCGCATGAATTATCTGAACGAGGCCAAGAAATCTCTTGCTGCTAAATATCCGGCACAAGCTGACAAATACCTGACACAGAATATCATGCAGGCTTTCAACGCGGATCACAACGGGCAGCAGTACGCTAGCGAGAAGGTGGCGTTAGAAAAAATGCTCAATGGGAAGAACGCCAAAGGGCCTATCTTCAACCAGTTACTCACCGGCCCCGCTTCACACTTTGACACCGTTGAACAAAAGCTCCAGACCCCCGGCTTACGCCGCTATTTGTTGAACAACTGAGGCCCCTGATGAGCGACGACTTTTCTAACGGCCTAACTTTCGACGCCGCACCGCAGGCTGCAGCAAACGAAGAGCCGTCTTTTGACGCGGGGTTGAACTTTGACGCCGCACCCCCTGTGGCGCGGGCGCCAGACGCGTCAAAAGCTCCTCAGGCCGTTGACTACAATAATGTAGGGTGGGGGGGCGTATTTAAGCGCGGGGCGGGGAACTTCTTACCTGACGCGGGTAGCGCTGCAATGGCGATCCCGCACGCGGTCATGAACCCCAGCGAAACATGGGAAGGGGTGAAGTCAATCGGTCGTGGGGCGGGGGCTCAAATGGGGCTGACTGAGACCGCTAGCCCAAATGATCAGGCCGCATTTAGCGCGGCGGCTGCGCCGTACTCAGCGGCTTGGCAAGCTATCCGGCACGGTGATACAGCGCCTTTAAAGGAACAGGTCGCGGAGCATCCTGCTAACCTCATGCTATCATACGCGCCAATCGCTACGGGCGGCGCGGGGGCGCTAGGCAAGCTTGCCACCGGAGCGGAAGCAGCAGGTGCTGCGGCCCCCGTAGTTTCCGGTATTAACGCAGTTGGCAAGGGGCTAGGCTATCTCGGTAAGGCTGCTAGCGTTGCGGACCCTGTTCAAGACGCTGCATGGCTGGCCGGGAAAGCTGGGCCGGCGGCTACTTTGGGTATGAGTACTCTTTCTGGTAAACCCGCCAACGCATTCGGTACGGCTTATAATGCGGGTGCGGCAGGTGGAGATGCCCTCCAGACGTTTAAGGATTTTGCTTCCGGGAACCAAGGACCTCTTGACCTGTCTGCACGGGCGAGCGCCGCCATGAAAGCGGTAAAGAACGCTGCGATTAATGAGTGGGCCAATACGAAACAGGGACTGGCGGAGGCCAATAAAGGATCGGTGCCGCTGACCAACACGCAGATTGAACTCCAGAAACAATGGGGGAAACTTGGTGACCCCGCGCTTGCCTTTGACCCCACAGCACATAATCAGTTGCTGGACGCTTGGGACACGATTGCCGCGCACGGCAATGCGGCCCCCGGTGACCCTGCGGCGTCGCTCCAAGGTATCGACCGGCTGAAACAGCGTCTCTACGATGTCGCCAGCGCACCGGCGCAACCCCCGGAAGCTAGAAACGCGCTTATGTCGGTCCATAATGCAATTGGGCAGGACCTGCGCGCGCATGCACCTGCTTATGGCCAACTGATGGATCAGTATCAGGGGCTCAAAGATAATTTTAACGATCTCTCCAAAACGCTGGGTACCGGGGATAAAGTTACGGCTAGCGCCGAGATGGGTAAATTCCTCCGCGCGCAAAAGACGCCTAGCGGTCAAAACCTCATAGACCAGTTGGCGGAGAAAGACCCGACGTTGCCCTACGCAGTAGCTGGCGCTGCACTCCGCGGGGGTACTGGTAGCAGCTGGCTAGCCAACATGGCTGAGCTTGGTGGGGCGTATCATGGGGTGACCACCGGGAACCCATGGACGGCGGCTGCCGCTGCCGGCGCGTATGCCTTCGGTCATTCGTCGGCGCTCCAACAAGGACTCCCCGTTGCTGCTGGCGTTGCGTCTCGCGCAGCCCCCGCAGTTGGTACTGCGTATAAGGCGGCGCAACCTGCTGCGCTTGCAACGCAGCGTGAAGAGAAGACGCCCGTGCGCGAGATGACGGTCCACAAGAAGTTTCCGGCCGCCCCCGCGGCGACATTCAAGCGCGGCGGGTCGGTAAGAAGCGCTCACCAAGGACTCGTTGACCGTTTAATGAGAGAGGTCGAGAAGGCCAAGCGGGCGGAGAAGGGAAGGACATCCGTTCTTCTACGGCAGCCGGATGAAGCGGTGGCAGCCGCTCTACGACACGCGCAGGCGGCCATTTGATAGCTTTCAGAAAGCGATTGACGATACCGTATAGCCACTTGGCCATCTTGAAGATGGCGTATGAAGCGATGGTGGCAGCCGTGAAAGCGATAAAAGCTGGTGTTGGGCATACCACGCAAATGACGAGTATCACGAGTATTGTAGGCATAGCGGCGCTCCTATGAACTGACAACCGAATACGCATAACACGCCCACGGGCACGAGGATACAGGCCAATGGCAACCCCGAATAAAAATCTCGCGCTGCCCGTTTTCGCCAGCTCGCTCTGGAACGTGCCCGTCAACTCGAACTTTTCGATAACCGATGCGGCCGTATCGGGGGTGCAGCCTATCAACCTAGCGGCCTACGCAGGCGGCCCCATTGTCCTGACGAGCACGTTCCCTGTCGTGTCCTCGCCGCTCACGAGTCTTTCCTACATCCCGGCTATCCTGGCCGTTAGCGGCGCCCTGGTTCAAAATGTCGTGATTACGATACCCTCGGGCATCACCGGTATCTGGCTTGTCGCCAATTACACCTCTGGCGCGTTCACAGTCACTATTTCGTCCGGCGGCGGTGGCACGTCGGTTATCTGCCCGCGGAGTGTCGTGTTTCCCATCACTTCTGACGGCACGAACATTATTGAAGTCGGAGTGCAGTCCGCCGCTTTCACGGTCGGCGACTACAAAGAAAGTGCATCGCCGGCGCCGCAAACCGGCTGGCAAATCTGCTACGGTCAGGCAATCAGCCGCACAACTTACGCAGCCCTATTCGCGGCTATCGGCACGACATACGGCACTGGTGACGGCTCGACCACTTTCAACGTCCCTGACTGTAGGGGTCGTATCAAAGCGGGCGCCGACAACATGGGCGGCACAGCGGCTGGAGTGCTGACAGGTTACACTATCGGCACAACTGGCGGCGTACAAAGCTCCGCAATTGGCGTGGTGAACCTCCCGGCCCATAACCATGGCGTCACTGACCCAGGCCACACCCACGGGGTCACCGATCCAGGCCACGCTCACGGGCCTGGGGCCGGCGTGTACTTTGTTAACTATAGCGCAACGGTTACGGCGTCGACAATCCAAGACGGCGGCGGGGCGTCGTTCTACTGGACCCCAACGACAGCAACCGCTACCGCGGTAACAGGCATTACCGTTAATAGCGCCACAACCGGCATCACCACGCAGAACACCGGCAGCGGAACCCTGTTCTCTCTCGTGCAGCCGACAATCGCGGCCTACGTCTTCATCTACGCTGGCGTCTGAGGCCGCTTCGTTAGGTAGTAAAGCTGGTGGTGGTCAGCGCAGTACGAGCTGCCGTCGCGCTTCAAGGCGCCACAATAAAGAGTGCTGTCGTACTGCGGCGTGACCGCTCGGCAATGCCAAGGCGCCAGGTCCATAATCGAGACGCGGCCAATCACTGCGGCGCCCGCCGGCGGTTTGGGCGCCAGCGGCCTGGGGTGCGTTTTCTCGGTGCGCGAGCGGCCGTCAGGGCACTTGACCACCACCTCCTTGAACACGATGCCGCGCGCCCTCATGCGGTGCATGCGCCCGCACGTTGCGCTCCGGCTAATTCCAAGAACCGCGCCAATTTTAGTAGTCGAGAATCCTTCGGCCCGCATCCGGATAATCGTGTCTTCTTCCCTGGTCATGGCGTGGCGTCCATTGCTTTCTTCACCTCAGCGGCGAAGCGGTTGTTAATCTTCGCCATTTCAAGCATGGCGTGCTTTCGGTCGTGGCAGTGACAATCAGCCGCATGCGGCCATCCTTCGTTATCAGGACTGCACATGCACCGGGGGCTGCTGCATGTTCCAATCACGCCCAAGTCATGAATGCGCCGCGCTAGTGCTACGGTGATCCATTCAGCAGCCCCCGGGCTAATCATGGCTTACGCCTCCTCGGTAGCGAACTCAGCCGCGAACGCCAGATAATTGATAGCGTCCTCGTAGTGGTCAAGATTGCCACGCCCGGTCACCACGCGCGACATCTTGACCGCATGCATGACCATGACAATGTCGTAGTGCGTCAACTGCTTTCCGGTCGTGATCGAGGCAATCGCCGCCGCGCGCTGGTATGTCTCGGAGGGGCTTCCATACTGCTCGGTTCGGTCTCTGAGCGTGTGTGCGGTATTCATCAAGATATCAGTGTGGTGGGCCATATTGATTCTTTCCTATGCGGTGTGCTCACCAGCGAACTGGCGTATATTGCGGCGGGTAACCTCGACAAAAGCGTCTAGAACCATTTTGCGGTCCTCCTCAGTGCGGTCGCAGAGGAAATGCGCGAGAACAATACCCATGCCGTTAATAACGCCGTCAATCGTGTAGCCGTCAGCAGCGCTAGAGATCATACCGGCTATTTTCACGCTCTCTTTCACGAGGCTGCTTTCGCCGGTGTCCACTTTGATGCGCATGGGGAGATCCTCGTTTGTCAATGCGTAAAATTAGGACAGCCGTATTTGCTTGTCAACCGCTAGTCGAGGAGAAAACGGAATACAAGGCCGTCAATTTCTCCAGGCGTCCGCACAACCACGTAGACACCGCCTGCGGCTTCCCATGCGGACTGAAAGCCTTTCTGGTTCTCGGACTGGCGGCCAGTGATCGTCTTCAGTTCGACGGCAATCGGCAGCCCCCGGCACAACAGGATGAAGTCGGCCACGCCAGACCGGACGCCCATTTTCTTGAGCTTGGCGGCGGTGATCTTGTCGCGCTTCTCACCGTTTGCGGGGTGAAACCAAACGGTCTTTTGACATGCGTCGTGAAAGCGCTTCGCCGCATAAAACTGAAGCGAGTCTTCGCTGTACGCCACGTCAGCCCTGCGCGGCCAGAAACTGATCGACGGCCACCTGAATAACGTGGGAGACGCTGTTGAACCTGAGTTCCTGGCGGTACAGCGCCTTGATCGCATCCCGTGTCTTAGGCGCGATGCGAACGGTCATGACGACCATCGGCCCCGATTCTTCCGCCGTTGCCGGCGTCGGAACAAAGGGCGGAACTTCATCTATTTTTGTCACGGCATTTTCCTATCTTGCGTTTTGCAACCATATGCGCAATCGTATGCGCGTGTCAAATTACGGTGGGGCGTTCTCGTGGACTTGCAAATTGATGAACAGATTTTGAGCGTGGAACTCAGAAGCCACCAAAAGGAAGCAGTTGAAGCGCTCGCCTGTGCGACTGACCGCTTTGCATATGCTGAAATGTCGGTCGCCTCGGGCAAGTCGCTAGTAATGGCCGCGCTGGCCCAGCGTGCGCTCCCGCGCAGCCGGGTGCTGATCATCGCTCACACTGAGGAGTTGGTGAAGCAGAACGCCAAGGCGTGTAAATGGCTGGGGTTGTCGCCGAGCATCTGCAGCGCGGGCCTTGGCGAGTCGGCTGTCTTCGGGCGCTTGACTGTTGGCAGCGTCGGCACAATCGCCAACCGGCTCGACTATTTCAAAGACGTGGGCGTCGTCATCATTGACGAAGTCCACCGCGCCCGGATGGAGGCGCACAAGGACGGTTCGGCCAGCCAGTACCTCCAGATCAAGAATACGCTATCCAAGGGGTGGTTTCGGGGCTTGACCGGCACAGGCTGGCGCGAGGACGGGACCGGCTCCCTTGAGAACACTTTCGGCAAAAAGGTCTACAGCTACGGCTTCCTGGAGGCGCTTGAGGATGGCTATGTCAAGCCGCTACGTGCGGTAGCGGCAGCGGCGCCGAACATTGAAACCAAGGGCCTGAAGACCAATTCGCAAGGCGAGTGGTCCGGTAACGAACTGACTAACCGCGGCGTGGCGCTCGCTCCGGCGCATGCGGCCGCCTTCGTCGAGGCTATGAAAGAAGAGGGCCGCACGCGGGCGTTGGTCTTTGCCTGCGATATAGCGCACGCCAACGCGTTGGAAGTTGAGTGCAAGAAGCTTAACATAGACGCGCGGGCCGTTCACACCGGCAACACCGGAAGAAACGTCAACATAGAAGCGTTCAGGCGTGGTGAGTTTCCAATACTCCTCAGCGTAGCCATGTTTTCGACCGGATTCGACGTGCCCGATATTGATTTTATAGCCTTGTGTAGGCCCATGAAGTCTAGCGTTCTGTTTGCGCAAAGCCTGGGGCGCGGCGCGCGCCTATCGGAATTTGCCAACGATTGCGTTGTGGTCGATTTCGGCGGCAATATCCTCCGACATGGCGCGCTCGACATGATCAAGCCGCCAAAGCGGCGCGCGGCCGGTAGCGGCAAGATAGACAGCGCTGAAGCGGATGCTGGCGAAAAGCTTGATTCGCTTGAACGCACTGTCGGCGGCGATTTGCGCATGGGCGCCGCCGAGGGTTCGTTGCTGTCGCGCCACGGCAAACCCAAGTGGGTGAAGCCGATTGGGTCGCCTTCCTATCTTATTGGCCGCCACCTGTGGATAATTCCGACCGCGTCGGGCCAGGTGCGCTGGTTCTCCCCCTCGTATCCGCTTGACGCCCAGCACCTTTTTTGCGTCTATGACGCCCGCCGCGGCTGGTGCGCCCAAGGGGCGGTCGACAAGCACGGCGTTCTCCACAAGGCGTAAAATTATCCGAAAAGCACCTTGACAGGCGATTACGCCCGTCCTAAGAATGTGACTGTCAAATCATCGAAAGAGGCTACAAATGTTTAAGTTCACTGTTTCCGCCGATACTCTCGAAGAGTTGTTCGAGGCCGTTGACTCCATGCGCGACAGTAACCGGCCCCCGTCTGAGGAGTCGCCAACCAGTACTTCCAGCGAACCGACCCAGCCGAAGACCCGCCAGACCCGCAAGAAGGCCGAGGCGCCCGCCCCGATCCAGCCCGAGACTGTTGTTTTCGGCGCGGCTCCGGAAGCCCCGGTTGAAAACCCCTTCGGTGCGGCTCCGGCCCCCGTCGAAGCTGCCTTCAACCCCGGTGCGGCTCCCGCTGAACGCCTCGCCGTCATCAAGCTGAAGGAGTTGCTTACTACTCTCTCGGCGCAGCACGGGGAGGCCCAGGTGTTCGCGTGGGTCATTCAGAAAGCATTCGGCCTCTCGCCGTCTGTCACCAAGGAGGAGTTCCTCGGCAAGCTCGTCCATGACTTGCCCGACGACGCCTTGATTGCCGCTTATCGGCAGGGCGGCGGCAAAGCCTAATGAAAAAAGCCCTCAAAAGCATAGATGTTGAGCTTTTGAGGGCTCTCCTTATCTATGTTCCGTGGACCGGAAAGCTCTACTGGAAACGCAGGCCGGAGAACTTATTCGCGACTAAAAGAGCTTACGCAGTTTGGAATACCCATTTTGCGGGCGCAGAAGCACTTATGTGTATTAAATCCAACGGGTACCCCCATGGGAGCATATTCGGGACCCGGTATCTCGCGCATAGAGTAGTGTGGGCTTTACAAACAGGGAACTGGCCCGCTGATGAAATAGACCACGTGAACGGGATTCGCCATGACAACAGATGGCTTAATTTACGAGAAGCCTCTTCTCTAGAAAACAAGAGAAATATGCGGAGTGACCGAGGAACCAGTAAGCATAAGGGTGTTAGTTGGGTATGTAGCAGACAGAAATGGTACGCATCTGTGAGCATGCACAATAAGACGATCTCTCTTGGGCTCTTCTTGCATGAAGAAGACGCTGCTGCGGCTTACCGAGCTTTTACAGCGGTTAACTTCGGGGACTTCGACGTTTTTAAACGAGCTTAACAAGGGATGTGTAGATGGCTAAGCATGCGGTTTTTGCTCCTAGCAGTGCAGCTAGGTGGTTAGAATGCCCATATTCCGCAATTGCTGGCGCAACGCTGCCCAACTCGGATAGCGATGCGTCTCGCGAAGGGACGCGTGTTCATGCGCTGATCGAGGCGGCTCTTTTGGGTAGCCCCAAACACGACAAGGAGCCCGAAGAAGTACTGTTCGGAATTGATCTGGTCCTTGACTACGTTCGGCAGCTAGGGGGCTCAGTGAAAGCTGAGGTAAGGGTGCACCTATCTAAAGATGTTTTTGGAACCGTTGACGTTTTTAAGCCCCAGCCCGATATCACAACGCTGCTCGACTACAAGAATGGCGCGAGTGATGTCAGCGCGTACCAGAACAAGCAGCTGCTGACCTACGCCGCCGCCGCGCTTGAAGAATTTGGCTCGTCGAAGCACTACCGCCTTGTTATCGTTCAACCGAACAGCCGCACGTCTGGCGACCAGTCGGATGTCAAGCAGTGGATCGTCACGCTTGAGGAAGTCGAGGCGCACCGGGAACTCGTGCTTGAAGCGGTCAAGCGCGGCCTCGGCGGCGAAGGCCCGAAGCCAGGCAGGCATTGCCGGTACTGTTCCGCTTTCGGCGTCTGCGGCGCCACGCAGGAAATGCTGCCGTTTATCATGACCGCGGTCACGATGACGCCTGGTGAAGTGCCCAACGAGGCAGCCGTACGGATGCTGCGCGTGCTGCGCGGTTTGGAAGATTTCCGCAAGAACCTGGAAAAAGACATCATGAAGCGCTTCGCTTCCGGCGCCCAGGTTCCTGACGCTTCAGTTGGCGTAACGTCGAGCCACCGTAAATGGAGCGACGAACGCCTTGCGGTGACGGAATTGATGGCGGCCTTCGGCGTCAATGGCGTCGACCCCGTCTCGCCGGCCACCGCCGAGAAGATGGGGAGCCAAGGTAAAGAATTGGTCCAGCAGTTGGCCTACAAACCTGGCGGCCAAGCTAAACTGGTTTACTGAGATTCCTGCGGAGCTGGGTCAGCCATGGGCTGGAGCGTACTAGTGGCACAGCGGTAGCCCCCCTACCGAAGCTGGGGCGCTCCTTGCAACATTCTGATAATCCAAGGGATAGGGGTGTGTGCCCTGGACCGTTCTCGTTCACGGTCATGCTGTCTACTAGGCACACCGTAAGGCGCCGAGACGCGCCCCGCACTTTTATAGGAGACGAACACCATGACCAAAGCCCTCGCAATTCTCGCCCTGTTGGCCGTAGCAGGCTGTGACAGCGGTCCAGTGCAATATAGCAATTCAAGCGTCGGAACCGTGATCTTGTTCCGTGGTGCTGAGGCAAGGAAGTCTGGAGTTTACAAGATTGGCTCACACTGCTGGGTGGCGTGGTACGCATCCATTGAGAAGCTTATTCTCACGCCAAACGGGATCATTGACGACTCGTCTTTCCGCTATCGGTGGGAGCTTGATCGCATTGGAGACGCGAACCCCGCGGAAGATAGGGCGTTCTACGAAAGGAATTGCATACCGGCTCCAAGGACCATCCCATGACCCTAGACCTATCATCCTTAAAAGCACTGGCAAAAGCGGCGACGCGCATTTCCGAGAATGATTCTTACGTGAAGCCGTTCTCGACGTTAAGTACGTTTCACGACGTTGCGGAGGCTATCCCCGCCCTAGTCACCGAGCTTGAAACCCTCCGCGCCGCCGTTGATGCGCTTACGGCGGAACGGGATGCGCTGAGAGAGGCGCTGGTAGAAGTCCACGAAAACCCTGATCAGTTATCGGGTGAAACGCGATCTGCATTGAACGCCGCACGCGCCGCCTTGGAGAAAACCAAATGAGCAAAGACCTGATCGCCGCCATCACACTAGAGGCGATGGCGCGAGACTACGCTGACGGGAATTTATGGGACGACCTCGATAGGGAAGCCGTGTGCGAAGCCGCCCGCGTCATCCGTGAGCAAGAGGCGGAAATCGAGAGATTGCACAAGAAGATCGCAGCTTATCAGGGGCCAAACCAAGGCATTGAAGGCTTGGGAGCCGCATACGGTTCCGCCGCCTCTCACCTCTCCCCCGCGCCAGACTACGACAACCCCGCACCTCCGAACGACAAATTGCGCGCCGTTTACGCGGAAGGAAAGTCCCGCCTCTCCCCCGCTCCCGTATCGGATGGGTGGAGGACGCTGGACGATCCGGCGCTTGATCAAATCAAGAAAGACGGGACGATCATCATCCTAACAACAGGGCATAGTACGGGAACCGGACGCTGGAGAAGGATCGCAGTACGCGACACGCTCAATGATTATGACGATGGATCGGGGATGTGCGCGACATTCGCGTCAACCTATGGCTGGCATTCCGTCAGTGACAAAAACCTGTGTAGCGCACCCCCTACGCATTGGATGCCGCTTCCCCCGCTCCCCACGAAAGCCAAGGACTGAGAAATGAATCCTGATTACGAAGCGGCATTAAACGAATGGGTTCTCAATGGAGGCCCGCGCCCGAAACTGCGCCCCGATGGCGTTCCGACCCGCATTGATCTCAATTGGTATACCGCCGCAGAGACATGCATCCGCCAGGCCATGCTCGCCGTGGAAGAGGCTGGAGCCAGCCCGGCACTCACGGAGGCTATAGCCCTTCTCGTAAAGGCAAAAGACCGCGTTGCGGATCATGTAGAAGGCTCTGACCAATGACCCCCGATATAATCGAGACGATAGGGCTGGCGATTTCCGGGAGTGGCGTGACATCACCGGCGTCCCGGCGAAAAGCTCGCGCCGCCATCGCAGCCATTGAGGCTGCTGGATATGTAATCGCGCCGAAAGAGCCGACGCCGGAAATGGTTGAAGCGGCAATTTCTCGCCCTTTCGGCACCGACCGCGATGATGGCGAGAGCATGTATGCAGACATCTATAGTGCCATGATCGCCATCGCAGCCCTAAAAGAACCGAAATCCGATTGACAACCGAATACGCTCATGTCACTTTTCACCGTCGTAAATAGCAACTCGCAACAGGAACTCTCAAATGGCTCGTGAGCTAGTCAACATTTTCCTCTTCAACGGCACCGCCGTCTTCGCGCAGCGTCTCTTCGAGCCGGAAACGAAGGACTTCGCCGGCAAACCGCTCGAAAAGCCGTCGTACTCCCTGAACATCCGCTACCCCAAAACCAAAGCTAACTGGTACGAGGAGCCGGCGCTCAAGCCATTCGTCGACGCCTGTAAGGTGGTCATGACGCGCGATATGAGCGGCATCCCGTTCCAGCGCATCGAGTTTCCGATCAAGGACGGCGACATCCCGAACAAGAATGGCAAGACGCCGGAATGGGCCAAGGGGCACTGGTACCTCCGCGCTTCCTCGACCTTTCAGCCGAAAGTCGAGCAGATCGTCGGCGGCGCGCAGTCGGAACTGCCCGCGCTCCAGATGGGCGGCCGCAAACTCTGGCATGACGGCGACTACGTTTCGGTTGCGCTGGCCATCGCCAAGCGCATGAACGATAACGTCGGCATCCGCTGCTACCTCAACTCCGTATTGTTCACCGGCAAGGGCGTCGAGCTTTCCACCGGCGGCTCGGGCGTGGATTGGGCCTCGGCTATGGAGATGGCCAAGGAGCAGGGCATCGACATCAAGACTAGTGGCGACGCCGGTTTTGCTCCCGACGCTGGAGCCTCCTTCAATCCGGGCGCGGGCGCTTTCAACCCAGGCGCCGCAGCCGACACCGGGTTCAACCCGGGCGGCGGAAACTCTTCGGGTAACGCGCCCTTCTAAAACTTTCGGCACCTGAAACGATACAGACCGTGGCCTTCGGACCGCGGTCTCCAAACACGCCCGGAGTTTGAAAAATGTCCCGAGAAGATGACGCTTACCTGGAAACAATCGACCGCCTTGAACCTGATGTATCGATGATAGACGCGGGGGCTGGCTGGGCGTCGATTGCAATAAGCCTCCGGCGGATAGCTGACGCCCTTGACCAAGTCGTCAAGCTCCAGGCGCCCGCCGTCGAATATAAATGGCTGCGACACGTCCGGCATGATGACCTGCCCGAATACCTGGCGCTAGGCTACCGCCTTGTGTCCGAGACGCGGCCCACGCATCACCATGATTATTCGTGCATGGTCGAATGGGTTGGCCCTGTTGAGCCTCCGATCCCGCCGAAGAAAGACGACAAATGAAAAAGCTGCTGCTAGACGTGGAAACACGTTCCCGCTGCGACCTTACAAAGGCTGGCGCGCGCCGGTACGCTGTCGATCCGTCAACCCAGATCACAACGGCCTGCTGGAAATGGGCTGGCGAACGTGTCGTGCATTCGGCGTGTAACATTCCGGGCCTCGCGCATCTCGGCAATAGCACCACGGCCAGCTTTACGGCTGCGATTGCCGAGGCTGATCGCATCGTTGCGCACAATATCGCGTTTGACGCTTCGGTCATTTTCTCAACGCTCGGCCCCTGTGGCCTCGACCTGAACAAACTTGACGACACAATGGCCCGCGCGCAGCGTGCGGCGCTTCCTGGTGGCCTGGATGCGCTGTGCGAGGCCCTTGGGGTGCAAGGCAAGTCAATGGACGGCCACCGCCTCGTTATGGCCACCTGTAAGCCGCGCAAGGATGGAACCTTCAACGAAGACGGCGCGCTGTTCAAGGCGCTGCTGGATTACAACGTGCAAGACGTTCATTGCCTGGAATCGGTCGACCGCATGTTGCCGCCGCTCAGCCCCGACGAGCTTGAGATATGGAGGCGCACCTGGACGAAGAATGCCCGTGGCCTGCCGCTCGATATTGAGCTATGCGAGCGCATTGCGGCCAAGCGCGCCGAGATCGAGCTTGAGATTGCCAACGACTTGCGCGGTTTCACCGGCGGCGCTGTAACGGCGATCACGCAGCGCGCCCGCATTCAGGAGTGGTGCAAGTCAAAGGGCGTGCCGATTCCAAACCTGCAACGGGCCACGGTCGAAAGCTGGCTCGATATGGAGACGATGCCGTTTGACGTTTACCAAGTGCTGACGATCCTGTTTGACAGCGGCGGCTCGGCCCCGACCAAGGCGCAAGCGCTGCTTGACCGGCATGTGGCCGGAACTTTTCAGGATGCCACCCGCTATTATGGCGCCCGGAGTGGAAGGGGCACTTCCGAGGGTGTTAACATGTTTAATATCGCTAGGCCCTCCGGTAAGTACGATACTGGTGAGGTCATTAAGCGCCTGGCGGCGGAACCGGACGGCGAGTTTACTAACACAGAACTGTCAGATGTTTTGCGGGGCGCAATCAAAGCGCCTGATGGTTTTCGCGTCATCGATTCAGACCTGTCAAATATTGAGCTGCGTAAATCGCTATGGCTTGCCGGGGACCACCAGAAACTGGAACTTCTGCGCAGCGGCAACGATCTTTATGCTGCTACCGCCGCCGCTGCACTTGGCATCCCAGCGCTGTCAAAGAAAAGCCACCCCAAAGAACGGCAGGCTTATAAAAAAGTAGTTCTTTCAGGAGGTTACGGCGTAGGCATCGACAAGCTGTTTATCTCGTTCAAATCGGATAAAGACCTTCCCTACGAGTACCGTCGCGACCTGACGTACTCGCAAGTTGCTGCTATCCACGCCGGCTACCGCGACGCCAACGCCCCTCTACAAATGATGTGGAAGGGCCTGGGCGAGTCTATGCGGGCAGCGCTGGCTTACCGCGGCGCTGTCGTCCCAGCTTGCAGCGGCAAAGTCAGTTTCTTCTGGCGCAACGACGAAGACGTTCTTGACATCATTCTCCCGTCAGGCCGGAAGATTCTGCACTACAAGCCGCGCATCAACGAGGAGGGCGAGTTGACCTTTTGGCGGGCTTGGCGCGGCAAGATGCTGGAACAGAGGACGTGGGGCGGCGGAATTTTAGAACTGATCTGCCAGGCGTCTGCTAGAGATATCCTAACTGCCACCGAACGTGCGATTGAGGCCGAACTGCCCGACGTGCATTTGATCTTGGACATTTACGACTCGGTTGTCGCGCTGGCCCCCGAGAACGCGGCCCATGAACGTATGGGACAAATTGTCGAGATCATGCGGCGCGTACCAGACTGGGCACCGGGGTTGCCGCTGGATGCCGAGGCGACTGTTACGGAGCGGATGGAAAAATGACTGTTCGCTATAGGTTCTCTAAGAAGCCGGTCGATCTGCTGCCCGAAGGCCATGTTCCACCGATGCCATACGCGGACATTTGCCCGCTGTGTAAGAGTGCGCATACGCGGAACGTCTTCACCTTTCGAGAAACCCCTAAAGGTAGACATTTTGGGTACTTTTGCGCCGAGTGTGAAAAAATTCCGCCTTGGGAGAGCATAAAATGAAGTTACGCTTTTGGATGACAAAAATACGTGCGCAACTGCTGCGGCTCTGGAGCATCTGGAAGCCCCACGTCCTGAAGGCGTACAGGTATGTGTGGCAGCGAGTTCAACACGCACGTAGGAAAGACCCTTGGGACCGCGGCTGCGACGGGTGCCAGCACCTCCACTCTGCGATTAATGAATACCCTTGCGCTATCTGCAGAAGGCCCGGTGTTGAATATGCGTGGGAGCCCAAGAGAAATACGCTGGTCGAATTTTTATACAAAATTTGTCACTGACCCAGTTGACATACGCATACGGCTGTCTTAGGTTGGGTACATCGAAACGCCGAACCGAGGAACACCAAATGTCCAACTTCGACACTCTCGCCGACCGCTACGCCGCCGCCAAAGCCGTTGCCGATGCCGCCAACGCCGCCGTTGACGCCCTCAAGAAGGAGTTCAAGCTCCTCGGCGTCGAGCAGATCGAGGGTTTCTCCTGCTACCTTAATCTGGGCCTCTCGGAGCGCACCACGCTCGATTCCAAGGCTGTCGCCAAGCTCTTGACCGCTGAGCAGATCGCCAGCGTCTCCAAGGTCACGCTGGTTGAGACCGTTCGCGTGAAGGCGAAGGCTTCTGACGCCCTGGTCGCCGCCGCGCTGGCCGAAATCGCCGCCTGATACGATTGGGGCCTCGGCCCCTTTCCCTCCCCTTGAACTGGAGCCTTACCAATGTCACAGTCCATTATTTCACTACGCCACCTCAAGGCCGCTTCGTTCTGCGCGTCTTCCGAATCAACGCGCTGCTACCTTAACGGCGTCTATGTCACTGTCGAAGCACGTTGCTCGACATATGTCGCCACTGACGGCCACGTGCTTTTCGCATGCCGGTCTGAATTGTTTAACGACGAAGCGGATAATACGCTTCTCGGCTCCTGGATCATCCCAATCGCCATTTGTGCGCCATTCAAATTCACCTCTGCCGCAATTCTGACAGGCACCGATAAGAGCCTGAATTTGGCGCAAGGCAACCAATCCATCCCTTTTGAGCCTGTTGACGGCAGCTTCCCTGATTGGCGCCGTGTTATTCCGTCAGAAGCTTCCGGTAAAAGCGACGGCGTGATTTTCGACGTTGCGCTTCTGTCGCGCCTGGCCAAAGCCGGGGCTGTTCTGGGCCTCAAGCACCCGACTTGGGTGTCTAACGGTGAGAACGCGGCGCCCGTATGCTTCGGAGACAGCACTTATGCTTTCGGCGTCGTAATGCCGATGCGCTCAAAGAACAAATTCAGCCGTCCTGATTGGAGCCTCTGATGCGCCCCTTCTGGCTCGACGCCCTTTACTTCCTCGCTGCGAGCATCGCGATCCTCAGCTACATCAACTTCATAGGAGCTTGAAATGATTGAGATTAAACACCGCTTCTCCGGCAAAACGCTCTTTACCAGCAATACTGCGATTGATCTGGCGTCGGCTGTCAAAGAGGCTGTCAATGCAAAAACGAACCTCATAGGCGCGTACCTC